ATTACAGCACAGTCTCTGGACAGTGCTGTAATAAAGCTGTATGGGTGTAAAACCGGATGCGGCCATTTTTATTCCTTGTCAATTCTTTTAAATATGTGTCCTTTGTAAGACACCAGTTTTTTATTTACGCATTTATAAACCGCGCTATGGTCAAACCCAAAATTATGTAATTCTTTTGCACCAACAAATGTTTGTTGATTGCCAGTTAAAATATTGGTTGAAATAATTGCGCCTTTAAAACTAGGATTTTTATTGCCTATTTTAGCAATACCAATTGCTGTTTTTTCTGATTCACTTAGCTTTTTACCAAAATGAGCTTTACTAATTTTTTCTTTAGTAGCAACAGAATGCTTAAAACCAAAATTTCCGTCACCACCATCTGTAATATTTGCTAAACTATGTCCCATTTCACGAAAACAAGAAATTAATAATTTTTCGTGATCAAAAGCATCTTGTTCAGTATCCCAGTTAGCTAAGATTTCAACATGCGGGTTCCCATATTTTTTAACAATACGTTTCCAATACAGATTTCTACCGATAAAACTATGGGCTCGTTTTCCATTACCTTTACCAACATAAAATATGCCGCCCGTTGGCTTATAGTGTGCGTATGTATAAAATTGCGTCATTTTAAATATTTTATCACTTCTTTTGGTAATACAAATCTATTTGGATTATGTTCAGTAGCATCCCACCAAATGTACTGATTTTCTGCTAAATATTTTCTGTCTTCTAAGAGGTTAATGTTTTCTGGGTGACCATATATTAACGGATCAGATACTCCCCACAACACAATCCCTTTTTTACCTTCGTCCCATCCCAAGTGCTGAAAAAAGCTGTCACAAGAGATCCATGTTCGGCATTCTTGAATTAGCTTACGCAACTCTGTAATGGGTAAATTCTTTCTAAAATCGGGGACTAACTGTTGCTCCCCTTCTATTCCAACCTGGATAATAGGCTCGTCAATCATTTCGATCAACTCCTTCCAGTATGGATAATTCTTTGGGTTCTGCTTACCACTCAATAACGCCTTGGAGTACGGTGAGATAATAATCATGCGTATAACTTTCTGTACGCGTTCTCTAAACTATCTTTCCATTTCCACTGGTCCATCTTTTTATAGATGTTCCAATGATCTATGTCACCAAATAAATGTATTGCTTCAGCTATCGACTTCCCGGGAACCACTTCAGGGTAGCAAGTAAACACTTCAGCATTAGGTATTGAAGGAAGTACATGACTGAATACAAGATGGTCGCCAAGACCGCAATTAAGAACCACAATGGTTTTATCACGGTATCTAAGAATATTTCTAAAAATCTGTTCATCATGTTCATATAGTTCCTGCTTTGTCTCGCTACGAATCCCACCTTCGGGGTTCTTCATGTGCCATGTTACTGCGTTAGGTACTACTAAAATCTCGTAGCCCTTTTGATATAGTCCGTAAGAGAATATTGTTTCTTCCCTATGAGCGACGCGAGACAATCCCAAATTGTAATCAATAATCCCAGCACGATAAAGAAAAGTGCAATGGAGATGATCAACATGTTTTGCCCTTTCAATTTTGCCCCATTGAATATTGGGTTCAGAGTCAATGTTATCAATCTTACCAGTTACCTTATAAGTATCTGGCATGTATGGCGGGGTTAGCACGGAGCCACCCACTGCACCAATATTATTGTCTACACCATTGGCGTAGTAGTAAAGCGTTTCTAAGACGTTAGGCTCTGGTATTGCGTCGTCATCGCAACGCCACACCCACTCATATCCCATCGTATTGGCACGTTGATGAATGTGGTGCTGACCTTTTTTATCAGCATACAACCACTCCCATGCAATACCCTTGATGTCTAACATCTGAAAAAAGTACTGGTAAATCATCTCACCGCGCATGTCTTGCGGCTCGTCGTTATCATCAAAGATGACCAGCTTATCCACTGGCCTTGTCTGATTGATAATGGCGTTTAGTACTAGGGGCAGTGTTGTGAAGTACCGCCCCCGTGTTGCCACGGAACAAAGAACTTTAGACATTGTCCCACCGGCAAATCATTAGGTTACTGGGGTTGGACTCTGACACCGGCTGCAGTGTGTCTGATATATTGCCATCGTGACTGATATACGCAAACTTAAATCCAGGGAAGTCTTTTTCAGTCAACCCGTGCAACTTGTGATGCTCGCCCCAAAAGCCTTTTGGCTCGTTGTGCGGCACCGTAATTAAAAGACGTTTGCAGTGCTGCTTTAACTTCTCAACAATTTCTAGGCCGTTGTTAAGGTGCTCAATAACCTCAAATGCAACAATGGTGTCAAAGTAACCATCTATCGGGTAGGTGTTGATGTCGGCGTAGTCAAACAGCGCATTAGGGCTCCAGTACTGCTCCTTAGCAATCTGCACAATCATCGGGTCGTAGTCCAACCCAAAGTAGCTCATAGACTGCGGAAAGAACTGCACGCCGTATCCAGTCGAGCAGCCAATCTCTAAGACGCTGTGGCCTAGTAGGTTCTTTGCTGCCCACTCGTAACGCTGGGTCTCGCGCGGGAATACTTGGTCGCCCTTGAGAAACACCGCGCGCTCATAGTTGTTTGACAGGCGCCAGCGGTACCAATCTAGGTTGTACTTCTTTGCCAGCTTGAGCTGGTTAATTAGGAACCTATTGTCCCAGTCTTTTACCAGCTGCGGGTCGTGCATGGTGCCCTCGGCTGCGTGGTAGATTGGGAAGTCTCCTTGGTAGCCTACGTCCACTATTTCAAAGCCATTTAGTTGTGCCTTGTGGCAAAACTCAATGTCCTCGCAGCCGCCTACGCTGTACTCCTCGTTTAGTAGCCCAATGGTCTGAAATACCTTGGGGCTTATCATTGCACAAAAAAATACACCAAAGCGACTTTGCGTAATGTCTGAGTGCTGCGTCAGCACCACACCAATGTCGCCTTGATCTAGGCGCTCTAGCCAGTTAGGCCCCAGTATTTGGGTGTCGTTGTTTAGCAGTACAATTTTGTCGCCAAAGCAAATACGAATGCCCTTGTTGCTTGCTTGGGCAAATCCTAGTGGCTCGTTGCTCCAAACTACTTCTAAGTTGGGTATTGCGGTTCGTAAATAGTCTAAGTACTGCCGGGTATTGTCTGTGCAGCCGTTTGCGCTGATAATCAGCTCAACGTCGTCCATGTTACTGTGCTTGATTACCGAGTCTACACAGGGCTTTAAGTACTTCTCACAGTGATTGTACGTGGGTATAACAACGCTATATTTCATTTTTTCCTATAAAGTTCGTACGAACTTGGCTTAAGCAATTCTATATCTACTTATGCAAAAAACAGCTAAAAAACTGCCTTAAATTGGGTTGTCCTACAACTACTAATACGCAAAAAAGCTAAATCTTGGCCTTTAATTCGTTTATTTCAGCTCGTAATTCTTTAATTGCTTCAACAAAATAAGGCGCGTACCGTTCGTATCGAATAGTTAAATACTTATCACTAATAGGCGCTGGAGCAACAATTTCAGGCATTTCTTTTTGAGTAGATTGTGCCGATAAACCCACTTCCCGTTTAACTTCATAGCCAAGCATTTGCGCAGTTTCATTGGCTTCATAATAAAAACCTTCTAATGCACAAACTTTATCTAACGCGTTTTCAATTTTACCAAGTTTAGTTTTTAAGTTATCGTCGGAATAATATGCGGTAACGTTATTAGTTGCCCGAATTTCACCAGCGGTGCCAGATGCCGCCGTACCAACACCTAAAGAACCAATTTGGTAACTACCTGTGGTACTTGCAAAACCAGAATAACCAGAAATACCAGAATATCCAGAAAAACCAGATGTGCCAGTAACTGTTGCTCCACTGTAGCCGCTTACGCCACTTCCTGAATAGCCAGAGATACCGGAAAAACCACTAAAACCAGAAATGCCAGTTGAACCGTTCGTACCACTGTAACCAGATATACCTGAGAAGCCAGAAGTGCCATTGGTGCCATTAGTTCCACTATAGCCAGATATACCAGAGAAGCCAGAAGTACCATTGGTGCCATTAGTTCCACTATGGCCAGATATACCAGAAAAACCACTAAAACCAGAAGTGCCAGTTGAACCGTTTGTACCACTGTAACCAGATATACCAGAGTAGCCAGAAATACCAGAGTAGCCACTAAAGCCTGATGTGCCTGTAGTTCCATTTGTGCCAGAATATCCGGAAACTCCAGAACCTGAATAGCCAGAAATACCAGAACCTGAATAGCCAGAGATACCACTGT